GATATAATGGTCAGATACCCCCCTCAAAGAGTAGTAAGGATGTCTTAAGGGTTCTTAAGGAGTCCCTAAGGTTAACTACTACTGCTATACCTTCTTATATACTAGTAGGTTCCTTAGGGATACTATAGGTACTATAGGTTCCTTAGAAGCACCATGAGGTAACTACTCTTTTATTTATTTTGTATTGCTTAAAAACCTCTATGCCGGGGGTTACCTAAACGTAGTCTTGGAGGACTCCCTTTGGAAACTGAAATAAACAATAAAAGTTCGTCTATGACGAATAGACAGAAGCTGGCTTTAGCAGTAGAAGCACGTAAACGTAAGGATCTCTCAAGATACGAGGGGTCCTTTCAAGAGTTTGCCAAAGAACAGATCCGTATATTACCAAAAGATGCATCTAAAGGTTTCATACCCTTAGTTTTTAATGCAGCACAACAGATTGTAGACGATGCAATAGAGAAACAATTAAAGGAAACAGGCAAGGTACGAGCCATTATACTCAAAGCAAGACAGATGGGTTTATCCACTTACTCTTGTGGGCGTGTATACTGGAAGTCTTACCTGACACCATACAATAAGTCAGTAGTTATGGCTCATGACTCAGCAACATCCGATGCACTCTTTGCCATGTCCCGGAACATAATCCAGAATATGAAACCTGAGTTCACACCTATACTCAAGAAGTCTAACTCTAAGGAGATTGGGTTTGAACATAATGACTCAGGATATCGTCTGTACACAGCAGGTTCCCCTGAGGCTGGTCGTGGAACCACACCAACTATTGCTCACCTATCTGAGGTTGCTTTTTGGACTCATGATGCAAAGATACTTGCTGGCTTATTCCAAGGTATCTCACAAGCTGATGGCACAGAAGTAATACTGGAGTCTACAGCTAATGGTGTAGGCAATGAGTTCCACAGGTTATGGAAGGGTGCAGTTGCTGGTGAGAACGAGTACGTACCTATCTTTGTACCTTGGTTCCTTATGCCAGAGTACAGACGCTTTGTACTAGAACCTGAGATATTCTCAGAGACTATCACAGAAGCAGAGGAAGAACTACAAACCTTACACGGTTTGGATATTGAACAGTTATACTGGAGGCGTCTTAAGATAGCCGAAGGGGGTGTAGATAAGTTTAAACAAGAGTACCCATCTACAGCTAATGAAGCATTTATAGTTTCAGGATCTAATGTGTTTGACACTGGTAAGTTGATGAATACAAAAACTATACCATGTGTTAAGAAACAAAACTTTAGTATTGAATCATGTATGTTTGACGATCACAGGGAAGGACAACTGGAGATCTTTAAGTACCCTAAGTTTGACAGTAACTTCATCATCGGAGCTGACTGTGCCTTAGGTGTTGGACAAGACTACTCAGCAGCAGTAGTATTAAATGCAGACAGAGAAGTGTGTGCTGTCTACCGTAATAACAAGATAGACCCCACTCAATATGGTGATCTATTATTCTATTTAGGTAGATACTATAACAACTCTCTGCTTGCAGTGGAATCTAATTCCTTAGGTATAGCAACACTAAACCGATTAAAACAAATGGATTACGTGAACTTATACCATCAAACTAAAGTAGCTAATGTATCTAATGAGGAAGGTACTCGTCTGGGCTGGAGGACTACCCAAGCTACTAAGCCAATGATCATAGGGCATCTTAAGAACGCAATAGAGAATGATGACATAGCTCTATCGTCCCCCATTATCATACAAGAGTGTATGAACTATGTGGCTGATGCCAGTGGCAAAACAAATGCTATCTCAGGTTGTCATGATGACACAGTAATAGCAACAGCAATAGCCTTAGAGGTTCTTCGTACTCACGGAGACAGGCTGTCAACAACAAGGGTTTCTTTTAAGAACCAATCATTTGTAGTTGACAACACTCAATGGCTTTAAGTATTTCCCATAGTCCTCCACTATGAAAAGACGTTTGTTAAGGTTTCTTCGCGTATCGGGAAAGATAAGTAATGAAACCACCTAATTCTAATAGATTGATTTGTAGGGTGCTTACCCACATATAAGAGGTGTCGTGAATGACAAGTTACAATGAAGACGGATACAAAGTACAAGTATCTGATGAGGAGTTAAATACTCTTCTAGATTATAAGCTGACACAATCTAGTGCCAGTTTCTTAGATACCTCAGAGCTATCTGATGAACGTCAGAAGTCAACCTATGAATACGCGATGATACCTCAAGGGCATTTAAAGCCACAGGGTGTATCTCGTATTGTGTCGTCAGATACAGTTGAAGCAATTGAAGGTTACACTGCAGTGCTTTCTGAGCTACTGTTTGATAACAATAAGCTTGCTAAGTTTAAGTCTTATGACCGTACTCCACTAGCATATCATAGGGCTACTGCAGCCTCAGAGCTACTAAACCATTGCTTGTTCTCTAAGAACAGGGGTTGGTCAGTTCTAAACACATGGCTTAAGTCAGCCTTAATGTGGAAACTATCAGCAGTAACATGGACATACGCCTCAGAAGAAACTATTTCTTTTGAAGAGTACGAGACAATTGACAGCACTTCGCTTGATGTTGAGCTAGCAGATCCAGAGATCACCACAACAGGTGATATATATTTAGATGAACAAACAGGTAACTACCTTGATGTACGACTTAAGCGTACAAAAGTTACCAACAAAGTTGTTGTGTCAGCAGTACCACCTGAGTCTCTAAGAGTCGGTAGAGGGGCTACAGGTATACACGATGCATCCTTTGTAGGTTTTGAAGAAGAAATGACAAGATCCGAAATCAGAGAACGTTGGCCTGAACAGGCTGAAAGTGTTGATTGGTCAACTGTAGAGACAGGTGTGCACTACGCCACTGAACTCAACACAGATGCACTTGCACGTAAGCAAGCTATCGGAACAACCTTGTTGTTAGGTTCAGGTGATGACAATCAACTAGAAGCCACAGAGTCTGCTGTTATACTCCGCTGTTGGGTATATGTAGATCGTGACGGTGATGGCATAGCTGAACTAAAGTATATTGTACGTGTAGGGGACACTATACTAGAAGAAGAAGATGCAGATCATATCCAAGTAGCAACCTTCACACCATTCGAAATACCTTTCGAACTTGAAGGTTTATCTATGTCAGATATGGTTCGTCCTTCTACATTAGCATCTACAGCTATCTTACGTGGCTTTGTTGAGAATACATACTTAACAAACTATGCACCTAAGATTGCAGATCCCAATGTAGTAGACTTCTCTGCTTTACAAAACATGAAGCCCAAGCAGATCATTGCTTCTAATGGTAACCCACAAGGTGCAGTTGCATCGTTACCCCCAGAGCAAATATCAACAGGAACTGTACCACTACTTCAGTTCTTACAGGGTCACAAGGAACAAGCCACGGGTCTGTCTAAAGCAGCCCAAGGTCTTAACGATGCCTTATATGTGTCTGGAAACTCAGAAGCTAAGGTGTCACAAGTGCAGTCAGCTGCACAACTACGTATACAATTTATCGCTCGTAGATTCATGGAAACTGGTGGACGGGAACTCCTTGAAGGTATCTACCGTACAATGCGAAAAGAAATGCGTGGTGGGTCTGTAGGAGACTACACTGGAAATCAACGATATCTCGATGTGTTAATAGATGATTTACCCGGAATCGAGTATATGTCTGTAGAAGCAGATGTTGGTGATGCCAGTAACCAGACCCAGTTACAGAAGTTACAAATGATAGGTCAACAAATCCTCCCAGCCCTTAGGGACGCTGGTGCAGGTGCTGTTGTAGCTCCAACTGCAGCTTCGACTATTGCAGTACAAGCGTTTGATGCTTTAGGTTTAGACCCTCTAGATTATCTTATAGATATAAATACAGATGAGTTTAAAGCCAAGGCAGAAGAAGGTCAAAAGAAAGATCAGGAAGCTAAGGCAAAAGCCGCAAAGCTTGAAGAGTTGACACAGAAGTTAGCAGTAGATTTACAACAAGCTAACATTGACTACACAAACGTACAAGCCCAGAATGCCATTCAGGATAATCTTAAGCAGCTTATG